TGTATACCAATTGCTACACGTAACCACATATGTTGTGGTCGTTCTACAGTAATTTTATTAATTTTCATCAAATATGCTCGTTCTAGTGTTTTAAATCCAAAATAATCAATCAAATAATCTCGCGAATAATCACATAATTTATCGTATTTTTCATTATTATTATTAATTAAAAAGTATAAATCGCGCGAAATCAATGGCGAATGTTTACCATGTTTATCACTATATTCATATAATTGTGACATAACATCACTAAAAGTATTACTGGTATTTTTATGATGATTTGAAACTATAATTCGTCCTGCTAATGTGTTATAATCTGGATGTATAGACGCCATAGAAGCGCATTGTTCAGCACTTAATTCATCTATTTTAGTAGTAGAAATACCATTATATAATTGGTCAATTACCTTCATAACAAGTGTAGTATAATTAATTTTTATTCCTACTTCCATACCAATAGTTTTTATTCGCTTCAATATTTTATCAAAAGATACGATTTCTTTATTACCATCGCGTTTAGTAACATACATTTCTTCTTCTTGTGATAATAAGGCGTTTTTTATAATTGAAGACATATTATAAATATTATTATAATAACGAGAATAACATTTATATTATTTTTAATTTCATTATTTTATATAAAAAATAATTTAATGACTTGTTCCATCAAAACGGTTTCCTTTTACAAATACTAGTTCATATAACGTCCATAATTTGTTAAAATGTTCTGGATACATTACATCATCATTTATTAATTGTACATTTTGAGGCGTTTTAAATGTGAAATCAACATCTTTATATGCTTGTTGTAAGCAACCAATATTCCAACCATTTTCAATAATTAATCTTGACATTTTAATTTCTTTTTCCATTACCGCTTCATAAAAACCATTTACATAGTTAGTAACTGAAAATAATTCTTTTTCTATTAAAAATTCCAGTGTTTCTCTATTCATAGCAAAAATATAGGATTGTAAATGTATATAATTTAAACGGTCTTCTTCAGTAAAATCTTTTTTATAAAAATACTTTAAAATATGTGTTTGTGGAACATTAATAGTTGAACCGAATAATTTAACTTTATCATTTAATCCTTGTAAATAAACATCAGTCCATTTTCCTTTATAGTAAGAAGGCAAATGGGGTCCACTAACTGATGAATTTACAAAAATGAAATTATCGTAGTTCTTATATAAATCATCTGTTAAAATTCCTTCCGACCAACCACCGAAATCAAAGCCAATATTATCTCGTTTGATTACTTTCACATAATCAAAATCTGGTAAAAAAACTTTTTTATTATTACAAATAACCAAAAAATCTACATTATCATCTTTGAATATACAGTTATGATAAAACATTTGAACTCTGCTATTGTATTCATGTAAAACATAGGCAACCAGCGTTTTCATTATAATTGTGTATAATTATAATAAAAAATATTTAACTTTGTTTTCATTAATAATAAATTTATAATAGTGAATGAAAAGTATTCGTTTCATTTCCTGATAATTTTACCAAACAAATATGATTAGATAAAGGTAAATTTTTAATATGCTTATCATTATTATTCATTGTTTCAACAACAACTTCTGTTTTTATTTTTTTTTTACTAGCACGATGTTCATAACCTTCAACACGTTCTTTCAAAATAATATTCCATACTTCTTTTATTTTTGGTAGTGCGCTTTCAAACCATAATTTATTACGTTTAATCAATACGCATGAAAATTCATCTAAATACCAATATAGAGTATTGAATAAAACATATTCATCTCTGTATAAAAGTTTTGTATCTTTAATCCATTTATCTATAGTATTTTTGTCTTTTTCTAATTCTAATGGCATGTATTTATACAAAGGTAAATTTATAGAAGAAGTAATATTATTATTTATAGCAGTAGTTCTTTTAATAAAATAAAGAATAACCCCTTTATACTCGTGTTCAGAATCTTGATAAAAATTTTCTTCATTTTCATATTCTTTAAATCGCGTTTCAACAAAGTCACAATAATCTAAATCACATGTTTCCATTTGAATTTGTGTTTGTATCCAATATTCTTCTTTTGGTTTTCCTGTAATTTCACGATTATAAATATTCTTTATTTCAAGCATACGACCGAATAATAATTTATTATTTGGGTCACAATTAATTCCGTCAGGAGAAGCACCAATGAAATTGTATTTTTCGTGAGGAATACAACCAAATTCATCTATTTTGGTTTTATACATATCTTCATATATCATAACAGTAACTGGTTCATATTTAACGCCCCAATGTAATGAACTATTTGTATTTGCGTTCATATAATCTATTTTATTTTCATCCATTGGTTTACATTTTTCATATATAAAGCTATTATATTGTGATTCCGAATTAAATATTTTCCAAATATTACTTGCTGTTAATAGATTATTTCTAGCATTATTCCATTCTGTTGATTTTTGCTTTGCTTGTGGAATTTCTTTTAATTTTGTTATTTTATTAATTAATAAATCAATATTTGGTTCAACATCATTATTGTTGGCTGAATTAAACATAGAACGTAAAGGAAAATCGCAAATATCAAAATATATTTCAGACAAATGTTGTACTATTTCTTCTATTTCATCATAATCATCTTCACTACAAATACCACAATCTAACCAATAATCATAATAAAATAAAGAAATCTCTTCCACAAATTTTTTATAAAAATTAGGCGAAGACATTGTTAGAATTTCATTTATCATATATTCTTCCATCGTTTCATAAATATCTTCTTCTATATTTGATAAATCATTCCATAATAATTCTGGACTATTTAATTGGATTTGTTCATTTGATACTATGCTACTAGTAACAGATATGTTATCACTTGTTGATTCGTTTATATATTCTTCATCCATTTTCTAATATAATAATATAATTTGCTTTTATATTATTATATATATCAATTTTCTGAATAAAATTTTGAATTTTATGTAGTTATAATATAATGAAAGAAATAGATAGTGAATATCTGGTAAAAGGTAATTACTATTATATACAAGATAATAGTAGTAAATATATAGGTAGTTTTTCTAATATTAATTCTTCAAGGGTGTAAAACGCCAATTATAAATACATTTCATTTGTTTTTTCTGTTTACCTTTTTTGTTTGTTTTTTTCTGTTTACCTTTTTTGTTTGTTTTTTTCTGTTTACCTTTTTTGTTTGTTTTTTTTTGTTTACCTTTTTCGTTTGTTTTTTACCACCTTTTTCACTAGAAATTGGATTATTGTTATTAAAATCTTTTTTCAAATTAAAATCATATAATATTAAATTACCTATAACTTTAAGTAATTCTTCTAATATTTCAATTTGTTCATTATTCAATGGATTTGTTTTATTAAAATAATCTATTTTTTCAAAAAAATCTTTTGTTTTTGATTCACTGTCAATACCAGGAAATGTAATTTTAATGTTTTTTTTTAACGATTCTATTCTTTCGTCTATTTTTTTTATTTCTGTTGAAAAAAATTCTTCATAATTATTAATATTTTTTGTTAATTCTTCATATAATGATTTAATATCCGGATATCTGTTAATGTCTCTAGGCGTAATAATATTACGCCTATGTTTTAATGCTTCTATAGTGTTATATTTTTTAAAACTTTCTTGTAATTTTTTTTTACATGTATCTAATAATTCTTGTAAAGGCATAATACGTAATAAATCATTATGATTTTTTTCATTTTCATAGTTACTTGAAAAATATCCTAAAGAATTATACCAAGATTGTCCTTTTGTTAATATTTTAAGAAAAGCCAATCTGATTTTATCGTCATATATAAAAGCACCATCTTTTAATTCAGTATATTTTATTTGGGGCATTTTCATCACCAACTCATTTATTTTTTTTAATAAAGAAGTACCTGAATGATTACCACACTTATCTAAACTATCTATAAAAATATGATCTTCAAAAAACTCTAATAACAAACATTTTTCTTCTAATTTATCCTGTGTTTCATTTGTTTTTATTTCAAAAATATTAGTATCGGGATTATCGTCGGAAGTTTTTGTAATTATATACGATTCCTCATCAAAAACCTTTTTTAATAAAGTTTCCGTTTCCATTTAGTATAATAATATATATAAATTTTTAATGCTGTGAAAATCGGCGTCTTCAACGGCGTAAAGGGTCTAAAACAATTACTGCGACAAAAAATTAAGGATGTTTATTGTGTTTCTTCTATTATAGAGAACTTATATTATCAAAATAAATGAACTTTATAAAGAACAATCATAATCAACCATTTCTTTGACTAAATCATCAAACGAATAATCTAATTTCCATCCCAATTCATTTCTAGCTTTTGTGCTATCTCCTAATAATTCATCTACTTCCGCTGGTCTAAAGTATTTTTCAGAAATAAAAATTAATTCTCTACCGGTGTTTTCATCATAACCAATTTCATTAACACCTTCTCCTTTCCATTTTATATTAAAACCTTTTAAACCAAATGTTTTTTCTACAAATTCTCTAACGCTATGATATTCATTTGTAGATAATACATAATCATCAGGGTTATCATTTTGTAAAATTAACCACATACCATAGACATAGTCTTTAGCGTGTCCCCAATCGCGCAATGAATCAATATTTCCTAATACTAACTTATCTTGTTTTCCTTTAATAATATTACCTAACGCCATTGTTATTTTACGTGTAACAAAATTATGCCCTCTTCTTGGACTTTCATGATTGAATAAAATTCCAGAGCAAGCATACATTCCATATGATTCACGATAATTTTTTGTAATCCAAAATCCATATAATTTTGCTACTCCATATGGAGAACGAGGATAAAAAGGCGTTTTTTCAGTTTGTGGGACTTCAACTACTTTTCCATATAATTCAGATGTAGAAGCTTGATAAAATCTTATTTTGTCGTTTGGTATACCACAATTTCGTATTGCTTCTAACATTCTCAATGTTCCTAATCCATCAACATTACCTGTATATTCAGGCATTTCAAATGAAACTTTTACATGGCTCATTGCTGCCAAATTATATACTTCTAAAACATCTAGGTTTTCCGAATATTTATTTTTTATTTCATTAAAAACATTCATTAAATTGATACCATCAGTTAAGTCACCATAACGTAAATTTAATTTATCAAATAAATGGTCAATTCTTGTAGTATTAATAAGAGAACTCCTGCGTATTATTCCCCAAACATCATAGTTTTTCTCCAATAATAGTTCGGATAAATAAGAACCATCTTGTCCAGTAATTCCAGTTATTAATGCGACTTTTACCATTCTAATATATATTATAATAATTGTTTTATATAAATACATTTATATTATTTTTTAATTATTTTGTTTCTTCTACTAAATCATTATTCAAAATTGTCCGTTTAGGCGTTAATGATTTCAATGTTGAAACACGTTTAGCATCTAATATTTTTAATGTAAAATTTCGGTTAGATACATTGAAAAACAACGCTGGAATGCTAATTATTTCACGTTTTTCTTTATCATAATTGACATCTTTTGTTTTTTGTAACTTGTTTTTTTCAAGACAGTCAATGAAAAAGGATTTTAAAGACTTAATATCTTTTACTGGTAAATTGTTTTCTTTGCCATATTTTTCAGCAAATATATGTAATTTTTGTATTTTTATCGTTTTATCTAATTTATTCCAAGCTTCACTTTTATTATGTAATTTCTCTTTTTCTAATAAAGAATCTATAATATTATAGTTCATAGCATTTGTTTCATTGGAGCCAGGGAATATATTTATAATATTTTTATATTTATTATTTTTCATATCATTATCTTCTTTGTTATTTTCAATTGGAGCTTCAATTGAATTATTATTTTGCTTAAACATTTATATTAATAATTGTCTTTAATATATTATATATAATAAATAATGTTTATCTTGTTTTAATAATATAATAAATTTGTTCAATTCATATTTATTATATATATCATAGTTATAATGGAAGAAAGCCACATAAAAAAATTAGTAGTTTCATTTGAACCGAAAACCAAAGAAAAAAAAGAAAAAACAGTGAAAACGCAGAAAGAAAAACAAAAACGACAAGTAACAACTACTCCTCAATGGACATTTAATGAAAATGATTTGGAATATGAAAATCAAATGAAATTAATAAAAGAAATACAAGAAAATAAAATAATAAACAGAGAACCTTGTAATTTTATTGTAAGACAAATTAATAATAAAATATATGGTTATCGCACACAAGATATAGATAAAAATTTATTATGTGAAGAAAAATTAATAGATTTACAAAATGTTCTCAATTTAATGATAATATGTGAGAACAAATGTTTTTATTGTAAAGAAAATGTCAATGTTCTCTATGAATATGTTAGAGAACCCAAACAATGGACATTGGAACGGTTGGATAATAATTATGGTCATAATAATGATAATGTAGTAATTGCTTGTTTATCATGTAATTTACGACGAAAAACGATGCATTATGAACGATATGTTTTTACAAAGCAATTAAATATTATCAAAAAATAGTTTCTTTATAACAAAATATATATAAATATTAGGTATTTAAAGTATATAATAACAAGGTTCTCAATATGTCTTTAAAAATTCATGAAAATATATATCAAAAATTAGATTATTTTTATGAACAACAAAAAGTACCTCATATTATTTTTCATGGTTCATCTGGTTGTGGTAAGAGAAC